GCTGGAGCCCCGGCAGCTGGCGCGGGCTGCTGGTCGGGATCGTCGGCCCCGACGGTCACCTCGTCGCTGGTGACGCCGCCCTTCTCGACGCTGACCGTGGAGCCCGCGACCGGCGGTGGATCAAGCTGCAATTCGGTTTCGGAGACGAACGCAAACGGGACGCTGGCGTCATCGACATAGACCGTGGTGGTGGTCTTGGTGAAGCCGGTGCCGGTGAGGCGGCCATCCGCCGAGACGCCGGTCAGGGTTAGATCTGCCATGTCAGTCTCCTTCGGTTGAACTCATTGCAGGCCGGGGGCCGCTGGCATGCCCGGCGGGGCCCCGCCAGGGATGTGCGGCGGCTTGGCGGTCTCCTGGCCCGGCGGCTTGGCCATGCCGTTCATCGGCGGCCCGCCGGGGCCGGGCGGGCCCGCTCCTGGCGGCGGCGGCGGCATCATCGCCTGCGGCGGCAGCTGCTGCAGCTGCTGCTGGAAGGTGTTGATCAGTTCGACCACGCCTCTGGAGTAGCGCACCGGGTGCAGCGCCATCTTCAGCAGTTCGAGGCCCAGCTGCAGCACCAGCGGCGGCGGCAGGATGCCGGTCATCAGCATCGCCTGGGTGCCCTGCATGACCAGCTGCACCGACTGCATGATCATGGCCATGCCTTCCTGCTCGGCCTGCAGGTCCGGCACCACGGTGCTGTCGCTCTCGATGTCGATCAGGCAGGTGCGCTGGAAGTCGTCGCGCAGGATCGCCATCACCTCGGGGGTGATGGTCTCGCCGGTCATCTTCTCCAGCGTCTCGGGATCAAAATTCTGCGCGATCAGTTCGGCCTTGAGGCGCAACAGGTCGCGCACGAAGGTGGCCGCGCCCTGCTTCTGGTCCTCCAGGCGCGAGACGCCCATCGAGCCCTTGATGCGCTGCGCCGTGGCGGTCTCGGTCGCCTTGGTGGCACCGCGCATGATGTCCGAAATCCCCATGATTTCGTAGATGGCCTGCTTGATCTGGTCGCGGGCGATGTACAGCTGGGTGAGCGCCGAGACGAAGATCTCGATCGGCATCATCCAGATGTGGTTCTGCAGGCCGCCGTTGAGCATGTCGACGCCGGTCACCGGGATCATCTTGTTGTCGTCGGCGGTCAGCAGGTCCTGGATCTCGGTCGAGGCCGAGTTGTAGGCCCCGCGCGCCTTGACGTGCTTGGTCAGCCTGGAGATCCGCACCGACGTCTCGTCAAGGTCGGAGGCCAGCTTGTCGTAGAGGTCGTAATAGGGGCGCGGGATGCGGCTGTCGGTGGTGGTCACCGCCAGCATCGGCATCGGCGTCGGATAAAACCCTTCCAGGGCGTAGACGTCGGGGTCGATGCGCAGCATCAGGCCCGAGACCTCGCGGATGAACCAGATCACCCGCTTGGTCGGGCGGTGCCAGATCTCCCAGACCATCGCCTTGCGCACGTAGTCACCAAGGTTCCTGGCGCTCTTCATCGCCGCGCCGCCGCCGACCGGGGTTTTGGCGGCGCTCTCGTCGGTCCAGCGTAGAATGCTGTCCAGCTTGCCGACCGCCTTCAGCTTTTCATATTCGGGGGAACCGGCGAACTCGGCCTCCAGGCCTTCCTTGGTGAACAGATGCCTGAAGGCGATCCAGTCGGTGTCGGGCGCGGCCCTGACCGGGTCGACCAGCAGATCCTCCCAGAACACGTACTCGTCAAGCACCTGTTCCCAGACCTTGACCTCCTGGGTGACCGGCTCGCCGGTTTCCGGGTGCGGCAGCGGCGTCGTGCCGTCGCCAGCCATCACCGGCTTTGAGGCCATCTGTGGCCGCCAGCGCACCCGGCAGACGCCGCGCCCAGGCAGCAGCACGTCCTTGATGGCGAACTTGACCGCCTCGCTGGAATTTTCGTCGTCGAGCACGATTTCCAGCGCCTTCTGCATCACCGACGCGGCGGTGTCGATGTCGGCGGGATCCGGCTTGGGCGGGCCAATCGGTGGCGGCATCGAGGGTGGCGGCACGCCGGGCGGCGGCGGGATCAGCGGTGGACTAGATAGACCCGGCGGCAGACCGGGTAGTCCACCCGGCATTGGCGGTCCCCCCAGCTGCTCGCCGCCATTCATGTTGCCGACAGAAGGAGGCGGCGATGGGCTAGCGGCTGGAGGGACCGGAGGCGCGGGAGGAGCGGACGACAAGGGCGCTCCTCCCGGCGGGGGCCCGACCGGCGGCACTGGCATACCGGGCGGAAGGGCAGCGCCAGCCGGTGGCCCCATTTCGGGCCCGCCTGGAAGGGGGGGCATGGGTGGGGCTCCAGGCGGTCCCGGCGGCATGCCGGGAGGAAGCGGCGGCGGCATGCCGATCTGCGGTGGCGGCCTGACCGACGTGAAGCGGCTGCGCACCACAGGCTTCGGCGGCTTTTGATAGACCGCCGGGAGCATGACTTCAGTATTGGCGTAAAGAATATTGTAGGTTACTTGCCCGGTGGACGACCTGCTGCGGGCGTTCCTGGCCTCGTTGCGGTAGATCTCGACAATCTGCCGTCCGCGCCTGCGCCAGTCCTGCTCGGCGCGTTCGGCGTCCTCCAGGCAGCGCAGCCAGTATTTCTTGTCGAGCGGCGGGTCGTATTGCGGCCCGCTGTAGGGATCATCGGCCTCCTGCTTGTCGGGCTTGGTCGCCTGGACGCTCGGGGCGGCGTCGGGCAGCGGCGTGAGGTCGGGGTCTATAGCCATCACGTCACCGTCTGCGGGGTAGAGCCGGGACGCTTCGCCGGGAGGCGGAAGGTCGGCGCGGGCTGCAGCCGGATGGGCGGCGTTCCACCCACTGGCGGCGGGGCGTTGAAGTTGACGCCGGGCGGCATCCAGCCGGGAGGCACCTGCGGCGGCAGTTGTGGCGGCGGCGCGTGCGGGAGGTCGTTGTTGTAGGGCTGGTGGCCGCCCATCGGATGGTTGCCGCCCATCGCGGTCTGCATCAGCAACTGCGCGAGGATGTCGCGGTCCATCACGTCCGCTCGTTCAGTTTGAAGATGTTGGCGATCAAATACGGGTTGCGGTCCTTGATGACGTCTGAGCGGGCCAGGAACGGCCTCGACAGGCAGGCGTAGCGGATATCGTCAACGGCATGGTCCTCGCCGTCGCTGTCGAGATCCTCGGGATTGTGCGGGTCGTGCTGCATCATCGGCAGCGTCCTGATGCTGTCGAGGCAGTGGTCGAACAGGAAGATCATGGCGTTGCCGTCGTCGTCGCCCTTGAGCCGGGCACGCAGCTGGTCCCAGCCGCCCATGCGCTTGTCCCTGGAGACGCGCGAATTGTCGGCCCTGGTGAACACCGCGCCGTGGCGCTGCAGCGTTTCGCCGATCGAGGGCCCGCTGATGACGGCGAAGGCGGACGGGTCCAGTTTGCCGTAGGCGACGTATTCGCGCCGCCCGCGCTCGTCGGTTTCACGGGAAACGATGCCTGCGGCGACCTCTTCCGCCGACATCTTCAGCCCGACATTGGGCGAGCCCTTCTTCTGCCCGTACCATTCGCGGTAGCGCACGATCGCGCCCCTCGGGATCAACCTGCCGTCGTGCCTGAAAGTCTCTTGGCAGACGCACCACCAGCCGACCGAGAACGGCACCGCCGAGCCCCAGTCCATCGAGCGGAATTTGATCCACTCGTTCGGCACCGGGAACGGCATGATGACATGGCGCGAGCGCAGGAACTCGGGGAAGAACGCGCCTTCGATGACGTCCCAATTGCCGTGCAGCCACGCCTCGACCAGCTGCGGCGAGCCGACCGATTTCAGCCGGTTGATGTAGCCGGGGTCGTTCTTCAGCAGCGCCGGGTTGTCCTCGACCTTCGACGGGATGAAGACGCGGGTGATGCCGGTCTCCTCGTCCCTGACGATCTCGAACGGGCCGTTGTCGATGAACATCTGCTTGACGGCGTGGTGGCCGGGGCCGCCAGGATTGCAGGTCGCCTTCATCTGGCAGCGGATCCCGGCGCTCGACCTGAGTGTCGCCAGCAGTTTCAAGATGCCGGTCAGGCTGAGAAACTGGGTGATCTCTTCCGGGTAGATGCGGGTCAGCGACCAGCCCTGGTAGTGCTCGGCATCGCGCTCGTTTTCGAGGTAGGCCATGTACAGCCGCGCGCCGTTCGAAAAATCGAAATAGTTGCCGTCGTGCGATTTCCACGTCGCGGCGTTGCCGTACAGCGTGGTGGCGATCGCCACCGTGTCCTTGAGATCCTCGCGGGTTTTTCTAAGCATCAGGCCCTTGGCGTGCGGGCCGTGCAGTTCGGCGTGCAGCCAGAAATCGCCGAGCGATCCATAGGTCTTGCCGCCACCGCGTGCGCCACCGAAAACGGTGATGTCTGCCGGGCTGGTAATATACGCCTGCTGTCTCGGCTGCGGGCGAAACCGTTGCTGCACAAGGGTCGCCATGACGCGGCAAAGATACACCGTTTCAAAAAGTTGTCACCGTGGTACATTCCGGGAGCCCGTTTTCCCCCATTTGGGAGGCCCCTGCCATGCCGTTTTCCAGCAAAGCGCAGTCCAGGCTGATGCACGCCGCAGCCAATGACCCGGCGGTCGCCGAAAAGACCGGCGTGCCGCCGTCGGTGGCGCAAAAATTCGTCGCCGAAGGCCACGGCAAGAAGCAGTCGAAGCTGCCCGACAAGAGAAAAACGAACTTTTCGCTGAACAAGGAAAAACGGGGCAGGCGCTGATGCCGTTCGACCGCGATCTTTACTTCGACGCCGTCAGGGCGAGCCTGTTTTCCGGCAGGATGACGCAGCAGCAGGTCGACGGCCAGACCGCCATCCTGGCCACCTGGGAGTACAGCTACGCCGACAACGACATGCGCTGGCTGGCCTATCCGCTGGCCACCACGCTGCATGAGACGGCCTCGACCATGTGGCCGATCGAGGAGTACGGCAAAGGCCAGGGCAAGGAGTATGGAAAGAAGGATGCGCAGACCGGCCAGACCTACTACGGGCGCGGCTATATCCAGCTGACATGGCGCGACAACTACAAGCGCGCCACCAAGGAACTCGGGTTGGTCGGCGACGACGATCTCGAATGGCATGCCGCCCGGGCGCTTGATCCGTACATCGCCGGGCACACCATGTTCCAGGGGATGCGCGAGGGCTGGTTCCGCTCCGACAGCCAGGGCGCGCAGATCCTGGCGCGCTATTTCGACAGCGACACCGACGACGCCTACGGGGCGCGCGAGATCATCAATGGCGACAAGAAGACCGTGCCGTCATGGTCGAACGGCGTGTCGATCGGCAATCTGATCAAAGGTTACCACCAGAAATTCCTGGCCGCCCTGCAAGCGTCCTATGTCGAGGATCAGCCGCCCGAGCCGCTGCCGCCGCCGACGCAGGATCCGGTGGTGATCGACATCATGCTTCCGGCGGAAGTGCCGCTGACCCTGATCGTCAACGGCAACACCCTTGTCGACGGGCGCTATTAGCGCGCGGAAGGTTGCTCCTTGCGCGCCTTCTCCTGCTCCTTGCGCGCCGTGGCCAGCTGTGCCTGGATGTTGGCGATCCAGCCTTGCAGGATGTCGATCGCCTGCTGCTGCTGCGCAATTGTGGCCTCGTAATCGAGTTCCCAGCCTGGCTGGTCCTTGGCGACCAGCAAGCTGTCATCGATCTCGACCTGGGCGAGAGGGATGTACAGGAAGTGCGTCCCCATCAGGTCAACAATGATGCTGATCGACCCCCTGCCATCGTTGTCGGTGTCGAGGCGTGGCTCGCCAGTCCTGATGCTGTCGACAATCTCGCCCCACAGCACCTCGGCGATCCGATCGGCGATCGGCTTGAAGGTGCTTTCCTCGAAATCGCCCCATGTCCACTGGCTGAAATCGATCTCGGGTGAGAGCGGTATGTAGGGTCCATCAATCCTCATGGCTCTTGCTCCGGTTTAGGCCTGCGCCACGGCGAGGTAGCGGGATGCGGTCGGCCTGCTCGCCAGCGACCCGCCGCACCTTGCCGTCGTTGTCAAGGAACACGGTCTGCCAGTTGTCGTGGGTGAAGAAACGGCGACCGTCGAGCATGACCAGTTCGTCGTCGCCCTCGCGCGCGTGCCTTTTGATATCCGTCACAGCAGCCTCTCTTCCTTTTCGTCCTGATCGGCCTTGAGGCGATAATCCTCGGCGATCTCGTCCATGATCGCGATGTGCAAGTCGGCCTGATGCATCTTCATCTTTCCCTCTTCGACCCAGCGCGGGTAGACGCGGCGGCGCAGCGCGGCCTCGCGCTTGGCCTCCTGCCATTTCTCGCGCGCGCTGCTCATTCGTCGTCCTCCTTGACGCCGACGCGCCGCCCGCAGTCGGACACCTTCGCCGGGGTCACCGCCATGTCCTGCTCCTTGCAGACGGCGATGACGAAGGCGATGAACGGCGTGATATCCTCCCCGGAGGGACCGGCCACCGTCGGTTCCATTCGGAAATGTTTCCTGAAGACGCCAGCCAGATCCCCAACCAGCATGCTCAGCGCCGGATCGTCGTCGCCGTCGTCCCAGAGCCGGTCCATCTGCTTCCTGGCCTTGCGCAGGCTGCGTTTCATTCGTCCTCCTGCTTCAGCCGATCCTGCCGCTCCGCTTCCCGGTCTATGCCCCATCGCAACGTGGCAACCAGACCAAGGATCTCGTTGACCTGCCGCAAGGCCTCGACGCAGCGCGGGCGATCGAGCCGGTCGCCGGTCAGCGCCTCTTCCAGCAGCTGGTCGGCCTTCGTCGCCTTCTCTGCGATCATGGCCAGCGCCGCCTTCTCGGTTTGCATCGTCATGTCTCGTCCTCTTCGATATCCTTCAGTTCGCCGCGTCTTTCGAGTTCGCGGTCGATTTGGATGACCAGCTGGATGGCGTCGTCCAGTTCCTCGCTCAATCCGCCGCCTTCGCCCATCGACGCCAGGGCATGCGCGCGGAGCCGCCACAGCACCGCGCTCTCCAGCCACGCCACGCTTTCGGGCGGCGGCCTGATCATGCTTCACTCCGTGTTGAGCGCGGCGCGCAGATGGTGCTTGGCCTTCTCGATGTCGCCTTCGGCCAGGGCCTTCAGCGCCAGTCTGATGTAGTCGTCCTTGCTCACTTCTTCTCCTCCTGCAGCTGCTTCCAGCCGACGAACTCGGTCTCGCGGAGCGACGCCGCCGCCTCGCGCCACACCTTGGCCTCGGCCTTGGCGTCGACCCTGTTGCAGATCCGCGCCCTGACCTCGAACCGCTCGGCCAGTTGCTCGACGTTGACGACACCGTAGGACTTCATTTCAGTCCTCCCAGCGCCGCAGCATGTCTTCCATGATGGTGACGGCGTTGAGCAGCCGCTGCCTCGGACTGATGTCGGGGTTTTGCGTCACCCAGGCGATCACCGCGCCGCAGGCGTCACGCACGGTGACCCGGTGCGGGTTGCCGGGATCCTCGGCAACGCTCGACCAGGGCAGCGGATGGCGTTCGACCAGCAGCAGCACGTCGTCCGGTATCGGCATCAGAGCGCCCCCTTTGAGGTGTATGATACCAATGCTACACAGCATCGACATGGTGAGCAACTGATGTAAAAACAGTATGATGCCTCCTCGTCTCGAAACCGACAGCCCCGCCCAGAGGGTCCAGATTATCGCCCCACCATCGTGGCTGGCGCGTATCGATGAATGGCGGCGCAAGCAGCCTTCAATCCCCAACCGCTCCGAAGCCATCCGCATCCTGGTCGACCGCGCACTGGCCGCCGAACGCGAGTGAATGGCCCATCGGCGATCCGGCTCATGCCCATTCCCCCGGCTTGGCCGCAATCGCGCGCAGCGTCGACGGCATCAGCCTTTCCTGCATGCCGGGAGACGCGAGGCGCTGGTGCATGCCGGTGAACAACTCACGGCTGAATGCATCCCACCAGTAGAAACCACCCGGCTGAAACTGGATCTGATAGCGGCATGCCATCCTCTCGCCCGTCAACCGGGCGCGGCGCTCTCTCCTGCCCATCACGCCTGCTCCTTGACCCTGGCCCTGATGGCTCCATTGATCAGCGTGGAGCGGCGGCCTTCGTTCTTCATCGCCTTCTGGCCCAACGTCGCGGCGAGGGCGTCGAGGTCGAGTTCCAATTCAACCATGACCGTGACCGTGACGGGGCGGTTCGATGCCTTATCCCAGACCCTGGCCTCGACCGTGTGCCTTGTGAGCGTGCCGCAATGCCGCATCACGCCGCCTCCTTGCCACCCTGCAGCGCGTTGCGGGCATCGAGGCGACTAAGAAGTCTGCGCACCGAAACATCGCTCCAGCGCCCGCCCTGCGGCCTGGGAACGCCAAGCTTGGTCATCTGGGTGGCCGTCTGGGCCAGGGACAGGCCCTGGGCTCTGAGGGCCAAGACCATTTCGCCCGTGCGAGCGGCAAAGGCGTCGGCAGAGGCGGCGCGGGCCGCGTGGCGGGCTTCGGAGCCCGGTCTGTGACCGCCCAGCTTGACGCCCCTGGCCTTGGCTGCAGCGAGGGCGGCCTTGGTGCGCTTGGAAATGAAATCACGCTCCTGCTCTGCGAGGGCGGCATAGATGTGCAGTTGGAACGGATCCGCGTTGGGCATGGAAGCTACGCGAAAACGGACCTTGCGCTCCTCCATCAACGCGGCAATGACGCTGACGCGCCGGGAAAGACGGTCCAGCTTGGCGACCAAGAGTTCGGCACCCGTTTTGCGGACGAGGGCAAGGGCACGCTGGAACTCGGGACGCTCGTTGTCGGCGCCGGATCCGGTGTCGGTGAACTCGCCCAGCACCTCCCAGGGGGTGTCAGAGTAGGAGGACAGGTAGATGTCGATGTCGCGGGATTGGGCTTCCAGGCCGAGACCGGACTTCTTCTGCTCGGCTGTCGAGACACGGCGGTAGATGACGTACTGGCGCATCAGACGCTCCCCAACATGCGCTCGACCTGATCGTCCCACTGCTTCACCAACTCGGCACGATCGCCCAGCAGATACCAGCCGGTCTCGATGCTGTTGGGCATCCGCCCATGAACGTGGATCTGCCCATTGCGCTTGATCAACACCTGGTCGGCGTCGAACTCCTGCCGGATCCAGTCGCGCAATTCACCATTCGTCGTCATTTTGCCATCACCTTCAGACGTGCCGCGTAGCCTTCGCTGATCCACTCCTTGACCTTCGTTAGGGCCGGGTTGATGGGCCCGAGCGCAGCCTCCAGCGTCAGCCCGGAGGCTGCGCAGCGCTTGCCGAAATCGGTCCAGTACTTCTGTGGCTTCGATCGTTCGCAGTTCATTTTTTGCCCCGTTGCTGTGGAAGGGGGGCCCCATTCGCGCCGCCGCCCCCGCCTGTCGACTATGCCCCCCGGTAGGGGTGGCGGGCCGCCTGACACCATGCCCGATCGGCCCGAAACCCTTATGGCACAAGGCACCGACACTTGTCAACGTTCGTTGATCATGTCGGGCTTTTTTTCTGGGCAGGGTCGAACTGGGCCTTCCACTCTGCCTCGCTCAGTTCGAGCACAGCGCTTGAGAACGCTGGCTTGTGCAGCGTCATCTCGACCTTCGATCGATCGATCACCAGCCCGAGCAGCTTGGCTATTCCCATCGCCGCAGCGACCGACGCAGCGACCTGGGGCGGCTCGCATTTGAACGCCACCTCGCGGCTATGCAGCAGCATGCCGACGAGATCCTCGACGGTCAGCGCCTGCCGCTCGACCACGACAGCGCGAGCACGCGCGAGCGCCTCGCTGACGGTCGCGCTGTGTGCAACATGGCTTGCAGCCTTGGCGACGGCCTCGGTGTCCTGTGACTTGCTGCCGGGCTTTCCAGCCATGTATCCGGCGGTCTTGTAGGCATCGCTCTGGCTCTGGCCCTGGAGGATGGCCAGGACGAAGCGTTCCTGGCGCTTGGTCATGACCTGTGCCATCAGCGTCTCAACTCCTCCAGCTTGGCGAGCAGGGCCTGATGCTCATGAATGACTGTGTCGTGCTTGCGGTCCAGCTGATCCAACTCATCGTTGTAACGATGGACGATGCTGGCCCTTTGCGCCCGGTATGCGTTGTCGGCTCTGATGAGGCTGGCCCTGGTGACGTTGATCATGTCCTCGCATCGTTGCCCCAGGAAGTAGGCCTTCACGTCGGCGATGCTCTTGTCCTTCCCTTGCGCTTCCAGGCTGCTTGGGATGGGGTTGATGGTGTTCATGGGTTCACTCCTCATTGATCAACATGCCTTCAAGGGTATCCTCGACGCCTGCTCTGCTCCAGTCGCTCATGATGGTCTCGCCGTTGGTCAGCTTGAACTTATGGCCATTCACCGTCTTGCTGCCGAACTCGTAGATCGGCTTGATGCTCACGACATGCTCGATATTGATGAACTCACCATCGATCTCCAGAAACTTCGCCATCTTCCTTCCTTCCTTCCGTTCGTTCAGACACCACCACTGAAAAATACGCGCCCCACAACAACACACCACCTACCCCTTATAGGGGTTTAGGTGTGGTGTGTGTGCTGGTGTGGCTGAAACACCACTGCTGTACAACACCCAGACAACACCCACGACAACACTCATTTGCTGCCTCCGAAGAACGGTGTCGCCCTGCCGTTGACATTGCGCGCCTCCTTCGAGATCACCTTGTTCCTGAGCCAAGTCGCCAGGATCACCCTGACCGTCTGCCGGTTCTTCTGCTGCACCTTCGATCGCTCGGCGGCCAGCACGCCATGGCTGGCGATGTCGAGGTCGAGCAATTCGGCGACGAAATAGCCGCCCCAGTCCTCGCATTGCTCGTTGGTGCGCCAGGATCCTCTGCTGAACTCTGCCGCCACCACATACTGATCGTCCATCTTGACGTGATCGAACGGCTTGGCCTCGTCCTTGGCGACGAAGCGCCCGCCATGCCAGTTCAGCCCTATCCGCCTGCCGGTCGGCCCGTAGTTCGCCTTCATGCTCTCCAGCACCCTGGCATTGTCGTCCGTGGGATCCTGGGGCCGGTGCAGGTAGAGCCTGGAGCGCACCGAATTGTTCCACGCCGTCGAGCCCGACATGCCCGACCCTGACGCCATACCCGACATGCTCGGATGGGCCAGAAGCAGGATCACGCAATCATGCTTCATGGCCAGCCTGCGCAGGAGCCCGATGAACGCCTTCGCCGCGCCGCGATTGTTCTCGTTGCCGCCATAGGTGTCGGCCAGATTGTCGAGGATCACCAGCATCGGCCCGTAGGTGTCCATGATGGCGTCCAGTTCGCCGTAGAGATCGGTCGCCTTCACCGTGCCGGTCAGCCGCTGCTCGATGCCCAGCGTGGCATCCGCGCCCGCCATGAACAGGAACTCGAGCCCGCCAGCCTCATGCAGGTCGATATGCTCGGCCTCGCAGATCTCGGCCACCCTGATGTGCGTCTCCAGCTGGTCGTCCTCGGCGTTGAAGTACAGCACCGGCCCGCTCGACACGCCGATGCCCACCCAGTCCGAGCCGGTGACGCACGCCAGCGCCAGCTGCAGCGCCAGCAGGCTCTTGCCCACCCCGCCATCGCCAAACAGCAGCACCACCTGCCGCATCGGCATCAAGGCCGCGTCGTCGAGGAAGGCGCGCTGCGGTTTCTCGACATCGGCGAACGCCAGCGCCGATACCGTCTTCAACGGCGTCCTGGCCCGCTCTCTGGCGTGCTTCTGGAAATCCTCGACCACCATTCACTTCAGCTTTCCGCGTCTCGTCTTCGGCTGCGGCACCAGCGGCCCGACCGGCTCGCTGCCATCCACCGGCCACCCAGGCACAGGCTGCTGCGGCCACTTGCGATCGGCCACGCCACCCTTGGCCCAATAGCGCCTCGACGCCTCGCGCGCCTCTGCCGCCGCCCGTTCGAGGAAGGAATAGTCCGGCCAGGGTTTGGGCTCGCTCATGCCGTCATCCTGACCGCGCCCCAGGCGCGCAGCTGCCGGATCGCATCCTCGAAACAATCCACCCATTCGAACAGCCCGCCAGCGGCCCGCACGCGCTCGCCAAAGGCAATCTGGTCGTCGTCCGGTGTTTCGCCCCGGCGCTTGAGTTCGAGCGCGTGTAGGCGCGCTCCAGGCGGCCCGGCGAGGATGAAATCCGACACGCCGGGTTTTTGCCCCATGCGCTTCAGTCTGCCGCCCTCGATCGAGATCCGCTTGCCTCGGCTGTTGATGAAGGCCGGGCGCTCGCCGCCGTTCGGCGGATGAAACCACAGCCACCCAGGCTGCAGGTCGAGATCCAGCGCATCGGCGATCATGCAATGCACCGGGAACTCTTTGGCAGGCGGTGGCTTGCGGATCCGCTTGGTGAACAGGTCAGGCTGGCCGTACCTCATGCCGCGTCCCCTTCGAACAACGACAGCTGCACCGGCTTCGGGCGGATGGCATGCCACACCTGCATGCCTCGGATCTTGTCGCTGGAGTTGAGCCTGGGCTCGACCCTCACCTCGACCAGTCCCTTGCGATGCAGCGGCCTCAAGCGCGGCGACACCGACCACTTGTCGATGCCCATCACCTCGGCGATCTCGATGACCGAGAGCCACAAGCCGCTCATGCGCAGCATCGCCAGCACCTCTGCCTCCAGCTTGGTGTTCCTGATCCGCTCGGCTGCTGCATGCGACGTCGAGGGATCCGACAGCCGGGAATAGGCCTCGGTCTCGTCGTCGTCCGACATCGTCAGCCACCCTTGCCGAACTCGAACTTCTTCTGCACCGGCTTGCGCGCCAGCTTGTCGCGCAGCTGCGTCACCGAAGCGTCGAGCGCCTGGATGATCTCCTCGACGTCGCCCTGGCCATACTCGTAATGGTAGCGGTTGGCCCCGCCGATCAGGCCGATGACGTGGATGGCGTGCATCGCCCTGGTGACGCGCGGCTGCATCAGCCGCAGGAACCGCTCGCGCTTGCTCTCGCCGGGCACGGCGCGCGTCTTCTTCGCGGCAATCTGGCCGTCAGTGCTGTCCATTGTCCTGCTCCTGCTCCATTGCCAATCGGGAAATTTTCGGCTTGCCGAACACGTCTGGCCGCAGGATCTCGGGCGGGATGCCGGTGATCGCCGACACCGCCTGCACGCGGTTCGCGGGGAACCGGCGCAGGCCGTTCTCGTAGCGGTACATCTGCGGTGCCGAGATGCCCAAAAGCGCCCCGGCCTGGGCCAAAGTGTTGAAGCCTTTAGGTAGGCGATCACGCCATTTACGGAGTTCTTCGACGGCGCTTTTCATCGTTACCACCTTGGCAAGTTACCAATGGAACCTAACTGTCACAAAGGCGTTGTCTACGTCTCTTAGCTTATTGCCAGTTTGGTAATGGCTGGCGTATGTTCGACGGGTGTTGCAACAGCAAGGGGCTCGACATGGTCTACGGGTTTAAGCAGAAGCCAGTAATCGTAACCTACCTGAAAGAGTGGCGTGTCTACGCGGGTCTGACCCAAGCAGATCTGGCCGCGCAAATGCAAATGAGCGCTGCACAGGTCAGCCGCCTGGAGAGTGGAGCCAGAAGCCCAGATCTTCTGTTTTTGTATAGGTTTAAGCAGATTGTCGGCTGCTCTCATCTTGCCGATCCTTTGGTCAACGCACCCGATCCAACAAACATACTCAACGACGCCGAACTGCGTGCGCGCTACGCTGAACTGCTCAGGGCCGTGCAGTACAGGCTCGAAGCCAAGGCCGTGTCGGCTGTTAAGAAGACCCAATAGCGACCCTCACAGCATACCGCCTTGGTAAGTGGCGCAGGATGTTCCGCTCGGCGGCATATCCTGTCAATCGAATTTTGTCCGAAAATTCCATTGCCAAACCGGCGAAACGGTATCATCATCGCCGCCTTGTAGATTTCAGATGTGGCAAACAAAAATCACCCAAGGCGCAGCAGGCCGGGGACGCGGTGGCGCGTGCGCTTCGTTCGTTAGCCAGATCCCATCTCTACGAAGCAGGGGAGGTTTGGCATGCCTACGAACGGGCACGACGGCTATGTTGCCGACTTGCAGAAAGTGAACCCTTATCACCGCGCGCCGCTGGAAGATTTCATCCACGACGGCATCATCCCCGAGCCTTACCCGCGCCTGATGCTGGTGCTCGCCAATCCCGACAGCGCCTCGACATGCAGCG